CGCAATCTCATCATCGCCTACGAGCGAGTAAACTTGTAGGCGGCTCATGCGGCAAATTGCGTCATGAGCGATGGTGAGGATGACCTTTGTCATCATGTCACCCATCATCCAGCCTCTTCGTCTGGATACCATCTGGTAATTACCAGATGGGTCAGGCACGAAGAAAAATCGTGCCCCGTTGTACAAGGTTTTACCTAGTACAGCCAGTCCAGTGGGGAACCCCTCATGGACCGATGACAGTTTGATAAGAAACTGCCATATCTGACGGCTCACCGTCAGATTTCCGAAGTCCGTCGCTTCAGAAAGATCTGTGCTCAAAGCATAGATCGTAGCACCTTCTGGTAGGTGCTGCCATTCCGCTGATTGCGGATTGAGGACTTTTTGCACAAATCGCCACAAGTGGCGATCAGCTTTAAGCCCTGACTTTACATGTTTGTGCTGTAAAGTCGCCTGGTACATGTGTGCCAGGACGCCCATTATGACTTGATAGGCGTAAGGCGCGACAGTTATTGTACGCGCCTTTGAAGGCTCCACAACACTGTGGACCCTTACACACCTCACGTACGTGGGGTGGTGCAGGGCGGTCTGAACCGCCCAGCTCAGAACGTCATTCGGCGTTCTGACGGGCTGGGGGCTTATAGCCTCCGGCTCAAGCGTTTCCATATTGTATCGGAAACGCAGGACACGCTTCTTCGCAAGCGTGTCCTTGAGGAAGGCAGTTTTGCCTCCCTTCGACCTAGATTGTTCTAGGCAGGCGGTGGTACCTACAGATACCACCGCGTTAACACCCATGGTGTTAACAGCCATCCTGGTAGCATCCAGGAGGTAAGGTTCAGGAATTTTGACCCTCTCTGAGGGTTCCTGGACCGTCCGCTTGAACTTTTCAAGCGAACGCCGGACCATTACATGGTCGGCCATGCCCGTGGCTCTGGTTTGACACCAGGTCAGGACATACCTCCCCAGCTCTGCTGGGGAGTCGAACTCTACTTTCTGTCTGTAGAGGTCGTAATAAGGCACCATGTGTGCCTTAGGCCGGTAGGAATCTATCCTACCGGTAAGGGCAAACGATTTGCGCATGCCCTTCTTCAGACTTTTGAAGTCTGATTGAAACTGCGCATAGTTATTTGCACAGTTCTCTAGCGCCCAGCGCGCTAGACGATCAACCTGAGCTTCGCTCGGTTCATCACAC